AAGAACGATCCCTTCGACAGTGCCGTCACGATAATCGTAATTGCTGATCGCCCCCGGTTTGACGAACAGCAGCCCCGAACAGGCCTCGCCGCAGTTGCTCGCCACCAGGACGTTGTAGACTCCCCGCGAATGGCTCGGGTCGTCGACGTCCCTCACTCCGATCTCCGAACCGATCGAACAGAAATACGCCAGGTTTTCGAAGTTGTTGCCGACGATTCGGATGTTCGACGCCGAACCGCCGATGGCCTTGATCGCAATCGCGTCGTCGCCGCCAATGGCCCGGCCGACGAAACGGTTCGACAGAAACGCGCAATTGCTACCCTCGCATTGGATGCCGTTGGAACCCTCGGTGCGGCAGTTGCGCATTACGAAGCCGTCGGTCTCCACGCGCAGGTAGCCGTGCAGTCCACCCGCCTCGGGCTCCTTTACGAAGCGAGCACCGTCGATCTCACCATCGACGCCGTCGATTTCCAGGAAGTAGGGCAAGGCGCTCCCGGCGGTCAGCATCCAGGTCCCGCCCAGGATGCGACATCCCTTGCCGTTCAGGTAGATGATGGCGTTGGTGTAATCCATCGCCGACGTCACCGTCGCGCCGCGCGCGTCCAGCGTCACATTGGGAGCAAGGAACAGGATAACGTCGGAGATCAGGAAGGTGCCGTCGCCCAGCCGGACCACGCCGCCACCGGTCGTTCCGGCATAGTCGACCGCGGCCTGGATCGCCGGCTTGTCCTCGGCGAATCCGTCTCCCTTGGCTCCGAACCAGCGCGCCTCGACGCCTCCCGGCTTCCGCCGAATCCACGCGCCGGTTGCCCCGGTCGGGTCGGACTGCGGAGCAATGTGGACGCCCTGGGCCGGGTCTGCCGCGACCTCGCTCGATCGGTCGCCCGGATCGAACACGAACAGCCCCGCCCGGCCCGGCTCGTGAAGGATTGCCGGTTTCGACGTGTCGCAAAGCGCAAGTTCGGCCCTCGACTCCGCAACCGAGAGCGCGCCGGTGGAACCGCCCTGGACGCCCTCATACCATTCGGCGGCGGCGACCAGCGCCAGAGTCTTGCTTCCGTCGGTGAAGTTCGTGAGCGTTGTGCCGGTGGGATCGCGGCTGATGCTTCCGTCCGGCTGCATCGTGCCGCGGCCCACCTCATACTCATCCGGTTTGTCGATCCCGATCGCCGAATAATAGAAGCTCTCGCCCGGTTGGATCGCCGAGGCAAAGCTTCGGTATCCCGCCACCGCTGCACCCGGCACGAAGTCCCCGGAGCCGGTCGTCGATGTGTAAGTGCGCACGAGGTCGACAAACCTCGGCTGGAATGAGTCAGCCATTCAGGCTCCTGTTTCTGCTATTTCGAATGGGAAGCGGGCCGCGCCCCAAAGGGGAGGGCGCGGCCCGATAAGCGGCGCACAGGCTGTCCGGGGGACAGCCGGGCACAGCTATGCTCAGGCGAACTGCAGAAGCTTGATGGCTTCCGAATTCACCACCTGCCCGCCAACGCGCTTGGTCGCGTAGAAGTGGACGTACGGCTTGTGCGTGTAGGGATCGCGAAGGATCGTCGTCGAATTGCGCTCGGCGATCACATAGCCCGCCTTGAAGTTGCCGAACGCGATCGACAGTGATCCCGCCGCCAGGTCCGGCATATCCTCAGCCTCGATAAGCGGATAGCCGAGCAAGGTCGACGGCTGCCCGGCCGCAAGGCTCGGCTGGAACATGAACGCCCCGTCCGCCGTCCGGAACTTCCGGATTTCCGCCGCGGTCGCCGAGTTCATCACGAACACCGCGCCCTGCCGGTACGGCGAGCGAAGCGACTGAACGAGATCGATCAGCACGTCCTCGGGGTCGCCCGCCGGGAAAGCGCCGGCGGCGCCGGTCCCGATCGTCTGCAGAGTCCCCATCGCCCGTGCCCCGTCGAGCGCCGCCGACGTCGGCGAGCTCAGGAAGCCGAGCGGCTGGTTGAGGCCCGTGCCCGACACGAAAGCCGCACCCTCGGCCCGGGCAAACTCGGTCGCGATTTCCTGTGCAAGCCACCCCTCGACATCGAACATCGCATCGTCGAGCATCTGCTGGCTGGCCGCCGGGTTGGCATAAAGCTCGCCGGACGCCGGCACGATCTCGGTAAAGGTCGGAGTGCCCGTTTCCGCCCGGTCGGCCTCGAACCCGGCCCAGCCCGACGGAGTCCCGCCACTGGCGATCAGCTTGCGATAGCCCGCGCTCCCGACCTTCACGACATTGGCGATAGACCGGATCGGCGAGATTGCGTTCAGCGTGCTCTCGATCTGCTCGTCGATTTCGCGCGGCACCGCATAACCCCCGATGGAATCGGAAGAACTTCCCAGCGCCTTCGTCTCCAGCCCGGCTTCAATTCCGCGCCGCAAATATTGTTCACTGAACACATTTGCATCATGGGATTTGACTCCGTCCAACGCCGGCCGCTGCCCCTGGATCGCGCCCGAGGCAATCTTCGCCTTCAGCAAATCCAGCTCCGCCTTCAGCGCCGCGATGCCCACTTCATCCCGCTCCAGAGCCTCGAACGACTCCTCGAGCACATCCGCCTTCACTTCCACCATTCCCATCTTCTCCTGTGTGAAATCCGCAAACAAAAAGGGCCGCGGAACCCCGCGACCCCAGCATTTGTCATCCCGGCCTTGAGCCGGGACCCACCTTTTCTTCATTCAACCGCATGCACCCGCGCAAGCCTCTGCATCGGCCGCGCCACCAGGCTAACCTCCACAAGGTCGAGCGTTCGCAATTCACGCACGCCGCCGCCGGAGCTCGCCTCCCGGACCCGGTACCCGAAGCTCAACCCGCGCAACCCGCGCCGAACCAGCTCCCGCGCGCGCGCATTCGCCACCTCGGCAATCACCCGAAGCCCGCGCTTGTCCTCGCTCAAATGCTCGATCCGTCCGACGGGCTGCCCCTTGTGCTGCAGAAGCAGCGGCACCTCATCCGCTCGTGCGATGGCGTCCACAAAGGCGCCCTTGCGAACGACATCTCCGCCACTGTCCGGCCGGTCGAACACCGCCGCGTACCCCGCAAACCTCACGACCCGATCAAGTCCGTTAGCCGCAACTTCACCGCAATCCCGACCAGCACCGCCGCAAGCGCGATCCGCACCGCCCAGGTCACCACCGCTCGCCAAGCCGTCCGCTTCGCATCGCGCCACGCGCTCAAAAGCTCGCGCAACTCGTCCATGTCCCGACGCGCCCGCTCGTCACCCAGCCCCAGCGCTCCCAACGCCCGCCGAGCCCCCGCCTGGCTGGACTCCTCGACCAGCGCCCGCAACGTCACCACGTCGAGCGCCCGCCCCTCCGCCTGCACGACCAACGTCGCCAGCAATGCATCGTTCGTCACTTCCCCTCTCCTTCAGGGGAGGGGCTAGGGGTGGGGCCTTCCTTTGGAGCAAACCCGAGCATCGCCCTCTTCTCCGCATCGGAAAGGAACCCCGCCGCCCCGACCTGCTCCCAAAGCTTCGCCCGATCTTCGGCAAGTTCGCTGATCTGGTCGGTGTCGACCGCCAGCTTCACCGGGCCCATCCAGTCGCTCAGCATCGCCGAAACCGCGCCCAGGATCCGCCCCGCCATCGGCAGGATCGTCTGCCGGTACAGCGCCCGCCCCGCCTCGCGCGCATTCGCATAAGTGGCGTCCCCCGGCAGTCCGACCAATACCGGGGGAACGCCGAAGGCGAGCGCAATGTCGCGCGCCGCGCCTTCTTTCAAAGCCACGAAATCCATGTCGGCGGGGCTCAGGCTCAGCGCCTGCCACTTCAGCCCGCCCTCGAGCAGAAGCGGACGCCCGGCGTTTTGGCTGCCGGAGAACTCCGCCTCCAGCTCCGCTTTTAGCCGCTCGAACTGGTCGCCCGAAAGCGGCGCCCCGTCGCCCGGCTCATAAGTCAGAGCGCCCGACGGCCGCGCCGCATTGTCGAGCAGCCCCTTGTTCCACTTAGCTGCCCGGTTGTGGACGCTCGCCGCTCCGATAGCCGCGTCCAGGCAGCCCATCCCGTAATGATCGTCCCTCGGATGAAGCGAACGGACATGGGCAACCAGCGCGCGCCCAAGTCCGTCCGCCCTCGCGAAGCGGACACTCTTCCCGCCCGCGCGATATTTATAGCCAATTGGCCAGCCGTTCGAATCCGTCTCGACGGCGACCCGCTCGGGCCGGAGCATCACCAGCTCCGCCGGCCTTTCGTCGGCGTCGGTCAGAAGCTGCACATAGGCATTACCGTTGAGCAGCAGCGCCGCCCCGATCCCCTCGATCAGCTCGGGCGTAACGAGCTCCGCAGCCGCCTCGTCGCCCTCGGCCGAATAGAGTGTCAGCGACCCGAGCAGCCCCGAAAGCAGCCGAACCGCCCGCTGCCCGACCGGATTATTCCGATAAACCTCGTCGAACTGCGCCTCGTAACCCCGAGCAAACCCCTCGCCGCCCGATGCCGCAAGCCAGGCCGGGACAAACGCCCGCACCGGCTCCGGAGCGCCCTTGCGCCCGAACCACCATCCCATAAATTTTCCTTTTTTACTGAACCTCTCCCCTTCGCGGGAGAGGTCGGACTCGTGCGCAGCACGAGCCGGGAGAGGGCCTACGCCCTCAAAATAAAGCCGCCGTCAGGCGCGCCTCAAACCCCCATGATCGCCCGCGCCGCGGCGTGCCAGTACGGCTTGTCCCAAAGCACCGCGACCACGACCGCAACCGGCACATAGACGGCGACCCATATCCAGTACGCCTCATGCAACCGCCGGTTTCGAACCACGTCCCAGATCAGCATCGGCGCGATCGCCGCGAAGATATAGAAATTGCCCGCAATCGGACTCGAAGGCATCG